GTGGCCGGGCTTCCAACAACCCGCGCCTCATGCCGCACTACGCCGCGATCGCGCATCCGTTCGTTATTGCGGACTTCGCCAATGCGTCGGACGTTAAGACGGCGTGGAGCTACAGCGACATCAACCGTCTCTACAACTTCGAGGTCGGTGAGTGGCGCGGCCTGCGCTTCTGCGAGAGCAACATGGTTCCGACGTGGACCGGCGTTGCCACTCTCGGCGGCACTGCGGCCACCACGGGTTCGCTGGCGACCGGGACGTACTTTGTGCAGGTCACTGCTTCCGACACGCAGAACCAGTACGAGAGCCGCGTCTATCAGGTCTCGACCGGAATCGCGGTTACGGGTCCAAACGGCTCTGTCACCGTCACTCTGCCCTCGCTTCCCGGGTTCACGTTCAACGTGTACATCGGCACGACTTCGAGCCCGGCGAACCTTGGCCTCTGCGCCCTTGGTCCGACCTACGGCCCGCTGTCGGGACAGGCGACGCAGCTTGCCGGCGGCCAGACGGTCACGATCACCGGAACCGGCGTCGCTCAGGTTCCTCCGGCGGCTCCTGCCACTGGCGTTACCGTCTACCCGACCTACGTGTTCGGGCGCGGCGCCTACGGCCAGGTCAAGCTCGACAACGCGAAGTTCGCGCTGTTGAAGGACGCCGACAAGAGCGATCCGATGAACCAGATTCGGGTGCTGAGCTGGAAGCTCATGTACTCGACCATCATCCTCAATACGACCTTCGCGGCGCGTATTGAGTCGTCGAGCGCAATCTCCGGCACGTTCGGCTGATAGCGTTCCTTGGGGGCTGACGGGGCTAGGCAACTAGTCCCGTCAGTTTACTGCGCTTCACACTCTGCCCCTGATGTGTCATTGTCCGCGGCGGGGGCAATCCCGCTCCTGAACAACAGACGAGACCCCAATGGAAAACCTCGACACCGAAGCTCTGTTTGGAGATGGCGAGGAGGCCGGAACCGGCCCGCGCCCGATCCTGTCGAAAAAGGAAATCGAAGAGGCCAAGCGCATTGCCCGCGAGCGCGTTGCGAAAGCCCTTCAGGAAGCCGAGCGCGAGCGCATTATCGCCGACGAGATGGAGCGCCTGCGCCGCGAGGAAGGAAAGCGCACCGGAGCAGTTGACCAGGACGAGCCGGTTACGTTCACCGTCGACCTTGCCGAGTTCTCCGACCGCCTCCGCATCAACGGCAAAGAGTACTTCCACGGATACACGTACACAGAGCCGCGCCACGTCTTCAACTCGCTTCGCGAAATCATGTTCAAGGGGCACCTGCACCAGGCGAACCTCGACGGCAAAGACCTCTCGACCTTCTACCGCAGCAAGTCGCAGCCTCAACTCAGCGGGAAGGAGGCCGCGTAATGGCGGAAGACATCGCCGCTCCCGCCCTCGGCTACTCTATCCTTGCCAACCTCGGCGATGAGAAGCAGCTCACGGTGCAGTGCTTCGTTGATAGCGAGGAATCGCTGCCCTCTATCCACGCCAAGCTCGACAAGGCGATGGCCGTGGTTGATCGTCAGAAGGCGAAGTATCGCCTCAAAGACCTCGCCAAAGAGCTTGCCGAAACCGAGGCCGCTCTCGGCCGCCAGCAGGACGACCTCGCGCGCATCGAGGATCAGTTCGTCGCGGGGCAGGAAGCTCGCGCAGAGCAGGTTCGCCAACTGGCGGAAGCCCGAGAGGAGATTGCCAAAGCGGCCTACGGCAAAGGCCGCTCCGGTCCTGTCGGCCACGACAAGCAGCGCTCCGAAGCTCTGAAAAAGCAGATCGAGCATCTCCGGGAGGAAGGTAATAAGGCCGAGGCCGAACGGGCACAGGCGCGGCAGAACATGGCCGTCAACATCGGCCGGTTCAACGACCATATCGAGAAGCTCGCCAAGCAGATTGACGAGTGCAACGCGCTCATCACGGGCGACGGAAGCTAGGCTATGCCGTTGCAGGCGCAACAGATTGTTTCGCTTGCGACACAGGCCGCAGGTGTGCCCGGCTTCACTTCGCAAGCCGGGCAGCTCCTCAACTCGATCCTGTCGGACCTCTGCCAGGGCTACGACTTCGACCTTGCGAAGAAGACGACGACGATCAACCTCGGAGCTTCGTCGGGGCCTTACAATCTCCCGAGCGACTACCTCAGGGCGCTCCGAGACGACATATTCTACACCTTCGACGGGGTGCCCTACCCGCTCGTCAACGTCGACCTCGCGGAGTACGATGGCTACCCGCAGCAGGCCGGGTTCAACGCCTACCCGCTGAACTACGCCACCGATATGTCGCAGTCGCCACCGGTCATGTACGTGTGGCCGCCGGCGAACGGGACGTTGCCGCTCACCGTCCGTTACTTCTGCCAAATGCCCGACATCGCGACGCCGGAGACCTCTTCCGTCGTGCCCTGGTTTCCGAACCAGAACTACCTCATCACTCGCCTTACCGGGGAGCTGATGCGAATTGCCGACGACGAGCGGACCGCACAGTTCCTCGGCGACGGACCCACTGGTGCGGAAGGAATCCTGCGCCGCTATCTCGACCTCAAGGACGACAAGGAGACGCGAGCAGCCCGAGTCACGCTCGACAAGCGGTTCTTCCGGCCCCGATGGGGCAGCTTGAAGAACACCAAGTCGATCGGGTTCTAGTCGTGCCTCTCCGCAACAGGCAGGCGGTCACGATCCGGCCGCAAGGCGTGAGCGATGCACAGGACGGCACCAACGCCTTTCCCGGCGCAATGGTGGCGCTTCAGAACCTTGTCCCGGCCTACCACACCGCGAGCGTGTTCGTACCTCGGCCGGCGGCGGTCAAGAAAATCGACTTCACGAACTTCGGCTCGGGTGTTCTTGATCTTAATTTCGCAACACAATCCTATTCCAGCCAAGGGGTCAGTTACGCGCTCACCAGCTTGCCGGGATACTCGTACGCCCGCACAGGCTCGGTCGCTTATGCGAACGGCACTGTCGGGACCGCGATGCTCGACAACTTCGCCGCCAACGTTGCGCCCGTGGTGTCGAATGGAACCGGATATGAAGCCTACGGAGCCGAGACGAACTACGCCGTAGCGTCAGGCGATATTTCGTCCGCGTCGTGGACGGTATTTGGCGGTGCGGCGAAAGGTGTGGCCGATTCAGCCGTCGCTCCAGACGGAACCACGACCGCAGATGCGATCACCCTCGCTTCTGGAGGGACGCCGACAACAGCCAGTTCACAAATATATCAAAACGTCTCTCTCGCCGTAAGCACCACATACACGATTTCCGCCTACGTCAAGAGCAACACGGGCGCAAATCAGACGTTCAGGTTGAAGGGCAACGATAACAGCATAGGCGATTATCTGTCTCCGGACCTTACTGCCACGACACAGTGGCAGAGATTCGTCTTTGTGTTCACTACCGCCGCCGGCGCGACGGGGTTTAACGTGGCTTACAGTAATCCTGGAGATGGCTCAGCCACGAGCCTGAACGTGTGGGGCTTCCAGGTTCTGCAAGGGAATTTCCCTGACGGTGGCCCTGTCATTGCCACAACCACGGCGACAGCGAGCATCGGTGCGCCAACATTGAGCATGAGTTGTCCGAACGGCTCGTACACCGCGACTTACACTTTCGACGACAACTCGACGCAGCAGATACCCACCACGATCAGTGGCGGCGTCTTCACCATGCCGACGCTAGGAACCTTGAACCGGGCGACTGTGAAGCATCTTCAGCTAGGATCGTCAAACCCCAACGGTATCGTCTCCGAGATGCTGGTGGTCGGGTCGCGCGTATACGGCATGGTGTCGTCGGCACAGTACGCAGGCAAGGACGAGCCGTTCTGCTTTGATTTATCGACTAATGCTTTTGTTCCGATTGCGGGGGTTACGAGTGCGCTGCTCCCCAACTCTCCGGCCTCCACCGGGGATTGGGTTCCGCCAGTGATGCGGGCGGTGACGAACACTTACATTCTCTGCACCCATCCCGGTTTTCCCGGTGGCGCGTCGCCTTCGCCTTACTTCGGCTGGATAGACACAAGCGGCTACAACCAAACGGTTATCGGCCAAATCACCAGCGGCTCGAATATCATTACGTCGCTCTACACGACGGTCGGTAACAGCGCCCCGATCCTTCAAGGGGTGCAGCCGGGGCAGCTCGTCACTCACGCCGATTTCCCGGCCGGAACCTACGTCGTCTCCTGCGCTGATGGGGCTTTCAGCGGCAACACGACCGGCAACACCCACGGTAACACGACGCTGGACGGCGTGGGGTCTACGACCGGGGTGCTGCCAGGTATGACGGTTAGCGGGCCGATGTTCGCCTCTGGAACCTACGTGGCTTCGGTAAGCGGCTCTGCCGTCACCTTGAGCCAGGCGGCGCTCGGAACCGCGACGGGAACAGCAGTAAACTTCTCCGGTGGCGGGTCTATCACGGTGAGCGCCAACGCGACGGCGAGCGCAGCCAACGCCACCATAACAATCTCCGGAGGCACCGTTTCCTCACCGCGATGGGGCGCAGGAAACTTTAATACCAACCAGCTCACTTCCGTTCCGAAGTGTTGTTACGGGTTCAACAGCCGCGCCTACGTGAGCGAAGGGCCGTACCTGGTCTACTCCGACCCACTAATGCCGCTTCAAGTGAGCTTCGCCACGCAAGCGGTACTCGTAGGTGACAGCACCGATATAACCGCGATCGCAGGGGTGCCGCTGGCCTCGCAGTTCATAGGCGGCGTTCAGCAATCCATGACCGTCTTTAAGGGCGCGGGAACGCTCTACCAGGTCACGGGTGACGCTGCCTCGGGGAACCTGTCGATTAATGCCGTGGCGGGATCCGTAGGGACGCTGGCGCCGCGCTCGATCGTTGGCATTCCGAACGGCCTCATGTTCATGGCGGTTGACGGTTTGAGGATGCTCGGGCCGACCGGCTCGCTTTCCGACCCCCTCAATACCGATGGCCGCGGCGTAGCAACTCCGTTCCTGAACGCGCTTTACCCGTCGAGGATAGTCTCCGCCTACTCGGAAGACATTTACCGGGTGACGACGCAGGACGCTTCGCAGTCCGGCAACCCGATGAGCGAGTACTGGTTCAGCATAAGTGGCAACCGGTGGACCGGGCCCCATACGATCCCCTGCCGGGCGGCCTCGGGCTACCCGGCAGGCGGCTCGTTCCTTGTCGTTCCGTTCAACGTTAACGCGCAGATTTGGCAGAGCGACGCAATCCCCAACTACAGCTCGGGGTACACCGAGAACGGCACCCGGCTTCAATGCGAGTACCGCACTGTACTTCTCCCTGACAACCAGGCGGGGCGGTGGAACAAGATCAACCAGGCCACACTGGTCGTCTCGTTGGCGAACGCCGACACTGTGAACGTACAGGTCGACGACGACCGGGGCGACATTCTCGGCGCCTGCTCCTTCAACGGACAAGCAGGCGTCGCGTCGCAGTGGGGGTCTTTTTTGTGGGGTGCCGGAACGTGGGGCGCTCCGGTCTCCCCCATGCGCGAGTATTTCCTGAATTTTCCGAACCCACTGGTGTTCCGGCAGGCCCGCTGCACCGCGACCTTTCAAGCCTCCTCGGGGCAGGCGATCGGCAACCTCTACACCGTGATCCAGCCCGTCAACATGAACGACGTGTGAGAAGACAATGGCAATAGCAAACGGCCTCGCGCTCCCGAACCCGCTCTCCAACGGCACCACGGCCGATGCCGTCCCTGTCATGGCGGATCTCAACTACTTGCTCACCGCGCTCAATCGCGCGCTGCTCGACCAGGGCGGCACGGCGGGAATTAACGCGAACTCGACACAGATTCACAACCTCGCCAACGGCACCGCCGGGAACGACGCGGTGAACTTGTCGCAGCTTCAGGTTTACCTGCCTCTTGCCGGGGGGGCGCTTACCGGGGGGCTCACCGGCACCACGCTAAACCTAAGCTCCACGCTTGGAGTGACAGGGGCGGCGACGCTCGCAACGCTCACTGCCTCCGGCCTAATTACCGCAAACGCCGGAGTGAGCGGCACCACTGCGACGTGGAGCGGAGCTGTTACCGCAAACGGCGGAATCACCACCACGTCGCTAAATGCGTCGGGTTTGTTGACGGCCGGCGCTAATCTGCTTCTCAGCGTGAACAGCTCCTTGCTTCAGTTCACCGACCTTTCTGGAACCCACCCCTATTTCATAAGTCAGAACGACAACAATTTCGCTTTTTACGGGACCGACGCGACCGGCAATCCGCGTATCATTTGGTGGGTCGGGATGCGTAGCAGCACGTCCGTGTTTCAGGTGAATCCGGGCGCACAGCTTAACAGCACTCTCTCGGTCACTGGAGCGACGGCAGTAGCCGCATTGACGGCCTCGGGGCTCATCACGGGCAACGCCGGGTTCAGCGGCACGACTTTGAGCCTATCGGGCGCGGCGACTTTGAGCGGCGGCGGCACCTCGACTACGCCGAGCGCTGGCGACAACAGCACCAAGATTGCCACCACGGCCTTCGTGCAGACATCCAGGGCCCCTAACGTACAGTCGGTTACATCGGCAGGAACGGTCACGCCGACGTTCTCGAACGACGCGGTGGACATCACCGCGCAGGCTGCGGCGCTCACGCTCGCCAATCCGAGCGGGACAGCGGTGAACGATTGGGGCTGGCTGATCCGCATTGTCGACAATGGCACCCCGCAGACGATTGCCTACGGTACTCAGTACGTCGGGATCGGCTTCACCCTTCCTTCGACCACCGTGGCCGGAAAGGCATTGGTGCTCGGGTGCGTCTGGAATGCGAACAAGACCCGCGTCGAGGTCGTCAGCATGGCGCAAGAATAATGATCCCGCGACGCGCCATGTTCGCCTCTCCGGGGCGTGTAAACATCTTCAACGCTACCGTCAGCGCGTCGGGTGCCGGGGCGCAGGGTGTGAGCTACACTTTGTCCAGCACCGGGCAGGGGTCGGGAACGGGCATAGCGAACTGGACCTGGCTGATTCAGGGGCTGCCCGCGAACTTCCAGGCCAAGGCGACCCTTATCAGCGGTACGCAGGGGGGCGGCACGTATGGCTCCTGGGTGTCGCTCTCGACGAGTCCGAATTGGGGCCTCACCGAAAGTTTGGTCGGTACGCTCACCAACGTCACTCAGATACAAATCCGGAACAACAACGGGGCGATCATCGCCACCGCCAATATCACCATGACCGCAACGAGAACGTCATAGGAGTACCGTGGGTGGACATCGCGTCTTTGATAAAGTCCCTCTCCGACTTCGGCGGCCTCGGGATCGTCATTGCGTTCCTCATCTGGTGGAATGTCCGGTGCGACCGCCAGCGCGAGAAGTCTTACGAAGCGCATCTCGCAGAGAAGCGGCTCGAAGACGAGCGGCGCCTTGCCTACGACAAGGAGCGCCTCGCGATGGATCGAGAGCTTTCCGCGAGTCTCCAGGCACTCACATCTGCAATCCAGGCTCGGGGGAGATGATGATTTCGCAAGAGCATTTCGACGCTCTCAAGTCGATCCAGCAGGAAGCGAAGAACCTAACACTCGCCTGCACCACGATAACCGGCGCGGCGGCGCTCATCCACCAGTCGTTCGACCGCGAGGCGTCGCCTCGATTGTCACCAACCGAAGAGGCCCTTGTGGGTAAGTTGAGGCGCGTAAAATGAATAGCAATTTCGAGGCATCGCTCGCCGCACTGGAAAGCGCTCGCGATGAAGGCGGCTACGTCAACAATCCGCACGATACCGGCGGCGCGACCAACCACGGAATTACGCAGGCGACCTACGATAAGTACCGGCAGTCGCATGGGCTCTTGAAGCAGGACGTTCGCGACATCACCCAGGAGGAAGCGGCCGCGATATACAACAGCGGCTACTGGCTTCCCGCCTACTGCAACGAGCTTCCGGTCGGCGTCGACTTCTGCGTGTTCGACTTCGCAGTGAACAGCGGCGTCTACCGCTCGGTGTTCTGCCTCCAGCAAGTCGTCGGCGCACTTCAGGACGGGCAGGTAGGGCCGAAGACACTGGCGGCAGTGGCCGCTATGACGCCGGCCGACATCATAGACGGTGTGTGCAACGCGCGGATGCGCTTCCTTGAGGGGCGCTGGAATTTCAGCATATTTGGTGATGGCTGGAAAAACCGTGTCGATTTTGTGCGGGAGACCGCAAAGCAAATGGCGGGCGCCCCATGACGCAGTTAGTCGCAATCACCCCCGCGGGCCTGGCGCTGGCGCCTCAATCGAGCAGCGTTCCTGTTGCATCGACGCGCTCGGCGCTTGCCGGTTTCTCTTCCGCCCTCGGTGTAGCGTTCCTGAAGGAAAGCGGGAGGGAGGGCGTGTTTGTATGGGAGTCCAGTAACCTCTCCACTCAAGTTTCCGCCGACCCGGCCCAAGCCGTCTATATTGCTCCTTCGTTGAAACCGAACGGTTCGGCAGGCGCGTGGGTTCGCGAATTTTCCGGTGCGGTGAGCCTTCTGTGGTGCGGGGCTGTTGCCGACGGCAACACAAACAACAATGCCGCGTTTGCCTCCGCCATAGCTCTCGTTCAAATGCTTGGTGGCGGCGACCTGTTGGTTCCTCCGGGCGTATTTTGTGCGACGGCGGTTTCTATTCCTAGCGGCCCCGCTGTCCGCATTGTCGGCGAGGGCGAGCAGAGCGTCATAGAGACAACTTCCCCCACCGCTAATTTGCTTTCCGTTTCCGCCTGGTATTCATCGGTCGAGCACGTCAAATTCACTTCGTCTGTCACCAGGACCGGGGGGAGTTTTGTTCAACTTATAGGTGCCTACAGCTACGCGCAGGACTGCCATTTCGACGGCGATTTTATCGGCATTTATATGTCGGGAGTGGGGTGCAAAGCTCTCCGCAACAAGTTCTCCAACGGTGCCCCCGGAGCGAAGCGAATATGGGCTTCCGGCGGCGACACGTCGCAAACGATCGAAAACAATCTTATGGCCTCGCAGAGCGCTGGTGTCGCCGCGGGGGTATTTGTTGACAACTCCTCTGCGTTGAAGGTTATCGCCAACGACATAATCGGCCAGGGCCGCTGCCTCCATATAGCGCCACAAACGGGGCAGTCGGTTTACAGTCTAAAATCCCTCGGCAATTTTTACGACACGGCCACTTACGGCGTCGCGGTCGAGCCGTCCGGAAGCGGGGTGGTCAGGCGACTCACCTGCACCGACGACTGGATGGGGAGCCACACCAGCGACGGTGTGCTGGTGAATCCTAGCGGAACAGCGGTTGTCGACGGGGCCGACTTCCTGAATTGCTCGGTAAACGGGAATGTCGACGGGTTCGCATTGAACGGCGGCTCGCTAACAACGAACATTCGAATCTGGACCTCGCGTTCGCGCAATAACAGCAACGCGGCGGTGTCGGTTGGGAGCAGCGTCACCAAATTCATAATAGACCGTCTCCAGTGCCAGGCTTCGGACGGCTTTACCGCGAACGCCTACGGGGTGTTCCTCGGTGCCGGGGTCGACAACTACGAGATTCGCAACTGTGATTTCACCGGGCAAACTACCGGAAGCGTCGTCGGTCACACTCAGACAGCCACGGCCGTTGCCTACGGCAATAAAGGCTTTGTCACCGAATCGTGGGGCACTGCGACAATTCCGAGCGGCTCAACCAACGTAGTCGTCAATCACGGATTGGAGACAACACCAAATCGCGTCTTCATCTCGGCGCAAAACGATTACACCTACCGGGTTTGGGCCGACACATTCGGCTCGACCGGATTCAACATCAACGTCACCGCCACGGTCGGATACCCGCTAACCTTTAGCTGGCGAGCAGAAGTGTGACCCCTATGGATTACGCAGGCGAAATCTAGTACCACTACCGCGTTGCACACATTGACCCCAACGGGAGGCCACCCATGAAGAATTCCAGCGGCGACATTTTGAGCGGTCTGAAGACCAAGAACCCGGAGTTTCCGAGTGAGAAGGTCAAGGCGGCTTCGATGAACAGCGAAGCGACCCGCAGCTCGGTCGCGAAGTCGCACTCGATCGGTGGCCGCACGGCCTAATGCCGCGCTTCGCCGGCATCGGGTACTACGACCTTTCGAGCCTCTACACTTCGTACATCGCCAAGCAGAAGCAGCACCTGGTCGAGAGCCCCGCTCCCCACGACCACAAGGTTCGGGTTCTGGAGCTGCTTCACGACCGCGAAGAGAGCGAGGTCTTCAAGGGCTGGAAGTCAGCGCAAAGCCTGCTCCACAAGGTAGGCCAGCGGCTTACCGCGCTCCCGCAGCCGGCGGAAATCGTCTTCGCCTACATTCGTGCGTTCGAGCCCGGCGCGTACAGCGCGTGGTTCCGTGACGACATGATCGACCCCGCAGGTTTCATGCGGGTGCATGCCCTCTTGAACCCCTCCCCGAGCTTCCGCCTCTACTCTGATGAAGAGGTGCTGGCGCCGCAGCCGTGGGTCGCAACGGTAGTCGACCACAAGGGCATGGTGTCCGCCTCAAACCTGAACGCACCGAACACCGCTCACGAGCTGGTGCTGGAGCTGGCGCTCGATGTTGAAGGTTGAGTCTTCTTCTCTTGACCGGATGATCGAGGACGGCCTCGAAACCCTGATGTACGCGCACTGGATCGAGTGCTCTATCGACCGCGAGGCGGTGCCTTTCGATCCTGACTGGAACCTCGGGCGGACGATGGAGCGCTGCGGAGTTCTCAAGTGCTTCGCGTTGCGCGACGACGGCGAGCTGGTCGGTTACTCGATCTTCGAGGTATCGTCACACCTGAATTTCAAGACCACCACCTACGCATGGAACAATGGCATCTATGTTCGGCCCGAGAGCCGCAAGGGCAACGCCGGGATCAAGCTGATCGTCGAGAGCGAGAGGTGGCTCAAAGCCGATGGCGTTAAAAAGTTCGTCTACCTCGCCCCCAGCAACTCGGCGCTGAACGATCTTCTCGTCAAGGACGGCTACCGGCCTTCCGAGACCTATTACACGAAGCTGGCGGAGTAGAGCGATGGGCGGGGGGCAAAAGGCGCCACAGGCTTACACGCCGCAGTATCAGGGGCAATCGGACCAGGCGTACAACAGCACGTTGAACGCGCTGACGCAGCAGAACCAGGCTGCGGCGTCGGCCATCAACACGGGCTACAACAACACCTACAACGCGATCGTCAACAACCCTTACGACGCTTCTATGCTGGCGGGCATCAACGCCGCCGCGAACAGCGCCGCCGGGGTTGGCGCCAGCGACCTCGCCCAAGGCGCCGCGCTCACCAACCAAGCCGACCAGGGGTACGCTGACGCGAACACAGTTCGGGGGTACGCGCCCACCGTCGCCGGGTATGCGGACCAGATAACCGCGCAGGCCGCCCCCATGACCGCCGACGCCAACGCGGTAAGCGGCTACGGCGACACGGTGGCGAGCTACGCTCCGGGGCTACAGGCTCTCGCGAGGCAGGCGGCGGGGTATGCGAACCCGATGGCGGCCGACGCGAACACCCTTCGCTCCTACGCGCCCTACCTCGCCGAAATGGGCTTCGACCCCAACAACTCCGAGTACAATTTCGGGTTGAAGCAGACACAAGACGCTCAGAACGTCCAGAACGCCGAGAGCGGTCTGTCGGGCTCGCCGTTCGCGGCCGGTGCCACTGGCGACGCGATGGCCGCTTACAAGCGCAATTGGGATGCGGCCAAGTTCGGCAAGGGGATGCAGGCGATTGCCGCGCTGCAAGGGCTCTACTCCGGCGCTGGCGGGCTTGACATGAACGCTATCCAGGCGCTCCTCAGCTCGGGCCAGCTTACCGGGGAAAGCGCCGACGCGCTCAGTACGGCTGCGGGCATGAAAGGCCAGTCGGCGAACATTCGCAACCTGGTCGCGGGGCTTTATCCGCAGGCGGCCGGAATGTACAACGACGCGGCGGGGCTCTACGGTGACGCCAACAGGATCGCGAGCAACGCGGGCAACATGGCGATTGCCGGGTCCGACCTGTCGCACAGCGGGTACGAGACGCAGGCCGAGGCGGCGGCAATGCCCTATTCTGCCTACAACCAGATTTACGGCGATCAGGAAGCCGCGCTCAATAATTGGGCCAGCGGCAACGCGGCCGTCAGCGCTCCGCTCGCTAGCGATGTTCAGGGCTACGGCAACTATATGGACATCGGCCAAAACGCGACTTCGCTCGACCAGCGAGCCGCGCAGATAAACAATCAAAACAGCTTCATGGGGCAGCTCGGCCAAGTGATCGGGCTCGGGCTCGGAATCGGCGCGCACTTCATTCCGGGGTATCAATAATGGTCGGGTTTCTTGGAGGACTGGCGCAGGGCGCCGCGGGGCTTCCCGACGAAATCGGGCAACTCATCGCCTTAAAGAAGCTGAACCAGGCCAAGGCGGCGAACTTCAACGCGCTCACCGCCCAAGGCGGCGGCGCTCCCGCCCCGCAGGCCGCACCTCCTCCCCCTGCTGCCGCGCTCGCCGCAATAGGCAAGCAGCCGATGGCTGCTGGTCCGCAACCGGCGCCGCAGCGCGACCCGCTGGCGCCTCTCCCCGCTGCTCAACCCGCTCCTGCGCCCCCGCCGGGACAGTCGCAGGGAACGGGTGGCGCAGAAGACCCCACCGGAATGTCGGCCGATCCGCGAGTGACGGACCCGTGGAAAGAGGGGCAGAGCATCCTCACCAACATGGCGCAGAGCCTCAAGCGGGCGAACCCGAAGGCCGACCCGCGAACACTGGCCGATGCGCTCGAGATGCAAATCGAGGAGGTCAAGGGAATCACCCCGACGACGAAAGCGTACATGGGCGCGCAGGTAGGGATGCTGAAGCAGCAGGCCGATTTGCAGTTCAAGATGTCGAAGCTGCAATCCGAGAACGACTATCACATGAAATACCTGCTCCAGAAGGGCCTCACGGCGCAGCAGGTGGAAGCGGAGCGCGAGCGGCATGATCGAGCGGTCGAAAGCATCTGGTCGGATCGCGAGGACGCTTACCAGCAGAGCGTCGACTACCAGCACGAAGACCGGCAAAGCGCGGAAGCCGGCCGCAACACGCGCAACGCGGCCAACATCGGCAGTCGCGAGAACATCGCCGCTGGTCGCAACGCCACTCAGGAAGACATCGCCGGCCGCCGGTCGAGGGACAGCAAGTACCGCGCCGATCAGGGCTTCCGCGGCGCGCAGGCTCGAAGCGGCATCCCTGTGGACCCTGCCCCCGATGCGGGAGACACTGGCGGTGGCATCCCCGCGAACGTGCAGCAGTTCGCCAAGCAGCACGGGCTCACCATCATCCGGCGTCGCGCCGATGGGAAGTACGACGCCAAGGACAAGAACGGCACGGTAGGCGTCATTGGCTGATGGGCTTACCTTTACCCCGACGAAGCAACCGGACACGGGCTTAAAGTTCACGAAATTCTCGTCGGACGGTAGCGCCGCCGTTCGCTCCGTCTTCCCTAACGCCGTTATCACCAGCGGTCATCGGACCAACGGCGTCGGCTCTCCCTACGACGACCACCACTTGTCGAACGGGGCCGTGGACGTTGCGCCGATCAAGGGCATGACCTTCGATCAGTTCGTTAGGAAATTGAAGTCGGCGGGCTACCCGGTCATTCAGGCAATCGACGAAGTGAACCACCCGTCGAAGTGGTCGACCGGCCCCCACTGGCACGTCGCACTCGGCGAGCATCCGAGCGGCCTTTCGTTCACACCGACACAAAAGCCCGACAAAGCCCCGCAGAAAGCGTTGAGCTTCACGCCGGTCAATCATACCACCCCGGCCCCGAAACCTTCTCCACGGCCCGCAAATCAAGCCCCAGCGGCCGATCCAAGCCTAATCTCGTCGCTGGAGACCGGCGCGGGCAATGCGCTCCACTCCGTTTGGGACACGGTACGCCACCCGATCGCGTCGGCTGAGAGCGCGGCGAAGGCGGGCTACCAGGCGATCCGCCACCCGGGCGAGACCCTCAAGAACGTTGTCGAGCCGGTCGCAGGGGTCGGCATGGCGGCGATGGACGCGGCGAGCCGAAAGCTGGAGGGCCACGACTTCGCAACCGGCCCTCACGCGAAAGCACTGGCGGAACAGTACCGGCCCTGGGTCGACAAGCCCTGGTCGCAATTCAAGAAAGAGGTTCGCGAGCATCCGATCGCAACCGCCGCTACGGTTATCCCAGGCGGTCGGATGCTTGGGAAGCTCGGCGCTCGTGGCGTCGAGGCCGCGCGGCTCGCTTCTCTATCGCCCGAGGAGCGGGCCGCGTGGCGAGCGCGACGGGCCGAAGAGGCGAAGCAGGCCGAGGCCTACCGAGCGATCCAGAGGCAGACGGTGGGCCGCCATTCGCTCGACCGCGACCGGGCCATCGCCACCTTGCAGAAGCACCAAAGGGTGATCGGCAACGCACCTGTCGCCGACCAGCGTTCGATCGTTGCCGCGATCGAGGCGGGACCGCGCGCCATCGCCAAGCTCCCCGAGCAGTACCGGCCGGCGGCGATGGACTTGCGGAAGGTGGCGAAGACCTACCGCGCCAAGATCGAAGACGTGATGAAGAAGGACAAGGACGCGGGGCCGAACTTCATCGACAACTACTACGCCCACCTGTGGAAGCAGGACGGCAAGGCCAAGGCGTTCTTCTCGGGCAAGCAGGGGCATGGTGCGAACCTCAAGGGCCGCAAGTTCGCGACACTGGCGGAAGGGCTCGAACACGGGCTGACGCCGATCCACGAGAACCCCCTCGACCAGATGTCGGCCTACGTCGACAACATGTCGAAGTTCCTGCAAGCCCACGACATTCAACGGCACATGCGGAGCGCCGGGCTCGCCAAGTGGGTGCCCGAGCGCGCGATCCCCGACAACCACATCAAGCTCGAAGGCATCAACACGACGCGCGAGGCGCGGACGATCCCCGGCAGCGTGGAAAACGATACGCTCGACCGCCAGCTGGGCCGCCGGGTACTGGTCGCGCCCCGCAAGGCGGCGCTTATGTATAACCGTTTCGTCGATCCCGGCGCCGAAGCGAAGCTACGACGAGCGGGCAAGACCGAGCAGGCCAACGCCTTCCGCTTCGCAAAAAGGGCAACCAATGCAACCTCTAACCTGGTCCTTTCTTTCTCGGGCTTCCACCCGACGCTGGTGGCGGGCAAGGCAGTGGCGTCGGACCTCGGGAACGCGATCACTCACACGTTCCGAGGGGAGCCCGTCAAGGCTCTGAAGAACATCGCCCACGCCCCGATCGCTCCAATCGCCCCGGTAATCGACAAGCTCCGCGGCAAGATCAGCATGAAAGGGCGGCTGCTCTCCGGCGACCAGGCGCTGACACAGGTAGACAAACTTTGGAGGGACGCGGGCGGCAGGCTCAAGAACGACTCGGGCTACCGCGCGTCGCTCCGGCCGAACCTGTGGACTTCCTTCCGGCGAGGCACGTTCAAACGTGATGTGACCGACATGGCGAAAGCTATCGCCGGGAAAGACAAGCACTGGACCGAGCGGGTGAGCGCCACCGCCGACGCCGCCGGCCGGATCATGGACACGATGAGCAGCGCCATCTTCGACCACTTCGTTCCGGCGATGAAGCGGCAGGCGTTCGAGCGCGAGATGGCGGCGCAGCTAAAGCCGGGGATGAGCGAGGCCGCGCAGAAGGCTCTCGCGCGCAGGGTTATGGACAACATCTCGGGCCGCATGGGCGAGCTGGAGCGCGACAACATATTCTGGTCGCAGACCCGCTCCGACATCATGCGGCTGCTGGTGCTGTCGCCGTCGTGGCAGTACGGCGACTGGAAGCTCCTCACCGATGCGGCGGGGCCGAACAGGACCGGCCACGGGCTTGCGCAGGCGGCGGCAATCGTCGGCTCTTACTACCTGATGAACGGCATCGCTAATTACCTTCACACCGGCGAGCGTCCACAGGGGCAGGACTGGATCGCGTACCGTACCGGGGGGACGACCAGCGACCGCACCGGGGAGCATCCCGAGCGCGCCACCTTCCCGAGCGTAATGAAAGACGTGTTCAGCTTCTCCGACGATCCGGTGAAGGAGGCTGAGAACAAGCAGGCTCCGCTCCCCCGTGCGATCGAGGAGCTGCTGACGAACAGCGACTGGCGCGACCAGCCGATTTACCGGCCTTCAGCGCTAAGCCCCGAGGAGCTTCCGGCCGGAGCGCCTGACAATCTCAAGGAGAACCGGGGACTGGCGGCGCTCGGGCACCTCGCCGGATCGTTCCTGCCAATCGGGACGCAGGACAACCCGAACGGCAAGCACTCGGGAATCAGCCGCACTGAGCAAATCCTGTTGGGTACGCGGCCGGCGGGGCAGAGGTTCTACGATCCCGAGGGGTACGAGAGCTTCCAGAAGTACGCAGCGAAGAAGCGCGTCGAGGCCGAGATAAAGGCCAAGCGCCGCGACGACGCTAAGAAGAACCAATAGGGTCGGCGCAGATGCTCGTCGAGCACAGGCGGTTCCCCGCGGCGAAGCCCCAAAGGATCGCAAAGCCGATGATCGCGGCCAGCACCCACCGGGCAACTCGAACCCCAAGCGCTTTCATGGCGGGAGTGTATAACAGATGAGGCTGCTGCTTGTCGACAACGCCGGGCTTATGACCGACTTCGCCCTGCGCTGTCAGGACGCAGGCCACGAGATTCGCTGGTACATTCGCCAGACGCGAACGACCGAAGGAATCGGCAAAGGGCTGCTCGTCGGCAAGAACCGGATGGTCGACGATTACCAGCCATGGGCTAGGTGGGCCGACCTCATCATGCTCGCCGACAACGTGCGCTACCTTCACGACATGGAGCGCTGGCGGCAGGAGGGGATTCCGGTCGTCGGCGCCTGTGTCGAGAGCGCCGCCTGGGAGACTGACCGCCACGCGGGGCAGAAGATATTGAAGTCGGTCGGGATCAAAGTTCCCCCCTACAAGATGTTCGACGACTACGACCGCGCCATTGCCTACGTGAAGCGCGAGGGGCGCGCGTTCGTCTCCAAGCCCTGCGGCGATGAGGAGGACAAGAGCCTCTCCTACGTCGCGAAGTCGCCGGCCGACATGGCGTACATGCTGGAGCGGTGGAAGAAGAACCATCGCCACAAGGACGCTTTCATCCTGCAAGAGCGTGTAAACGGCATCGAGATGGCCGTGGGCGGCTGGTTCGGCCCCAACGGCTTCCTCCCCGGCTGGCACGAGAATTGGGAATTCAAGAAGCTCATGGCCGGAGACACCGGCCCGGCGACCGGCGAGATGGGTACGATCATCCGTGCGGTACCGAAGTCGAAGCTCGCCGACCTGGTGCTGAAGCCGGTCGAGCAGAAGCTCGCCGACCTCGACTACGTGGGCTACGTCGATGTCAACTGCATCATCGGCGAAGACGGTACGCCGTGGCCGCTGGAATTCACCATGCGACCGGGGTGGCCCACCTTCAACATTCAGATGGCGATGCTGAAGGATGGCGAAGACCCTGCGAACTGGCTTTTCGAGCTGGCCGAGGGCCAGTCATGCGACCCCTTCAGGATGAACGAAGTGGCCTGCGGCGTAGTGATGGCGATACCCGATTTTCCGTTCAGCCGATTCACTCGCAAAGACGTTCATGGTATCCCTATTTACAAGCTCAACAATAAGAACCGCTACCGCCGCAACCTGCACCCCTGCGAGGTGCAGCAGGGTGAAGCGCCAACCGATGTAAATGGAAAGGTGGTGACGCTGCCATGTCTGACGACGGCCGGAGATTACTTACTCGTAGGGAGCGGCGTCGGCTTGAGCGTGAGGGAAGCGCGGCAAAGAGCGTACCGAGCCCTCGAAAGTCTCGAAGTACCAAACAGCCCGTTCTGGAGACCCGACATCGGGCAGCGCCTGAAGAAGCAGCTACCGACCCTTCAATCCCTGGGCTTCGCGAAGGGCTTGGCCTTCTAAGCGACACCCCCGACTTCAACCTGCTGGTCCAGTCCAGCCTCGCGTTCGCGCGCGAGGTGATGGAGATGGTGCTCCCCGAGGACGCTCCAATCGCCGAACGGCTGAAGCTCATGGGGCTCAAGAAAGAGGTGATGGCCTCGGTGCTGTCGGCGGGGGTGCGCGTCAACGACGCGGCGCTCCGCAAGCAGGACAAGGATAAAGTCGGCGAGTTGCTCGCCAAGGTAAAAGGCAAGACCAGCCCCGAGCCGGAACCGGAGGTGTCCGAAAAGGTTACGATGAGCGACCTCTTCAACTAGACTGTTATACTTTAAAAAACTATGCGCTCCACGCGGTAAGCGCGCGGCAAACGACCCCAAACGGTCCCTCTGCGGTACTAGCATAAGTTAGGAAGGAGCGCGGTCGGAATGCTGGTTTCAGAGGGAACAGTGTGTGGGGCGCAGTGTTGACATCGCAGGGGTCGCAAGTTCAATCCTTGCCACGCCCACCATTCCTTTTCAAAGAGTTAGGCCGCTTTTCGGCCGTGCGTGTCGGGGTCTTGCGCGGTATCCGCGCGGTAAAAGGCCCCCGGCACCTTCGCCTCTATCTCGTCGATTATTTGCTCAATACTTGCGCGAGCGTTCGCGAGGTAGTCGGGTCGGAGCGGCGCATAAAGCTCTGAGACCGAATCGAATTTGCGGTGCCCCAGGAACGCCTCGACCTCCGGCCAGTCGGTCGACCGCATCCGGCTGCGAAGCAAATCGGCCATCGAACGGCGCACCAGCTTGGCACCCGATTCGCGATCACCGGGGAGGCCGATGTCGGCGGCCATTGTGTCCCATGCCTTGCGAATCGAGTTGACGGGGATGATCGGCCCCTTGGGGAGCGAGTTGAGCCAGTCGACGCCCTGCTTGGCGACCGGCACCACCGCGCGGTACTTCTTCGTCTGCCTGCGGTTCTTCGGGTTCAAATTGAAGATGTTGGCACCGGGGTGCCATTGGTCGCGAGCAGGATCGGTGCTCGCCTCCAGCACCGCGTCAGGGCGGCCGAGCGTCAGCACCGACAACCGGAGGAAGTAGAGGAGGTTCTTCCGTTTCTCGCCTTCGAGCGCGTAGGCGAACATCTGCGCCAGCGTGTCGACGTTTGCGCGGTAAAGCGGGGTCCGGTTGACCTCCTTGGCAGGGATCGGCCGGAAGCGCGCTCCGTGGTCGTCAGCGTAGTTGATGGCCGCGGCGAGCTGGAGGACGCTGTTCTCGATCGTCGACAATGCCCGCTCGCGCTCCGCGTCCCCGGCTTTGACCGGCTTGGCCGCCAACCAGCGGCGGAACTTGTCGATCCAATCCTTGTCGACCTGGTTGCAGCGCACCTCCTCCTGCTCCGTCTCCTCGATGTAGTCGGTGACGTGCTTGAGGCGGTGGCGGATCGCGTCGGCGCCGGGCAGCAGCTCCTTCGAGGCTGCGTACCGGGACATAGCGTCGAGGACTAGCGGACTGCGGACCCCTTGGATCGGTTGACCACAGGTCGGGCAAAAGGAACGACCTTGCGATTCGTCGAACATTTTGTCGACGACTTTGGCGGCTTCTCCAAGGTCCGTCGTGCCCGAGCTAATGCTTCTTTCCCGTTTTCGCTCGGGGTCGTACCAGGTGATGATGAGGGAGTCGCGTCCGTCCCTCGGCGGGTCGAGCCGATATTTCCCTCGCTGGTAGAGGGGCTTGGGGCGTTTCGCTCTCGGCATCTTTGCTTCAGATATTCGGCAGCTCGTTGCTGGATCAGTTCGTAGCCGCCGATCGCTGCCAGCAACGCCAGCGAATCGGGGTCGAAGAACATACCTTTTCCAAGCTCTAGCTGTCTAGTTATACGTCTGCATAACGGAACGACCCGGGATTCATCAATCATTTACTCGATCCCTCTTACTAATAAACAGTCTCGGTTATGAGCGGGCCCGAAGGGTTTTCCTCAATCGTTACCATTTCGTTATCTTTGGCCCACCTAAGAAGCTCGCGCCACGACTGCTCGGGGCTACCTCGCCTGTTTCTTACGAGTTCTTTGTATCTGCTTTCGAGCTTTGCCAGCGGTACGGGCGAAACCTTGGCCTCTAGTTTCAATTCGGCCCGCAAATCTTCAAACGCACCAAGGAAAAGCTCGATGCGAGAGTCGGGTGGTTGCTTGTCTTTACCGCGTTTTTGCCGCGCGAGTGTGCCATAAATGACACGCTGAGTCGTCACGTCTCGGCCTTTTCCGGTGAAGTCGGGGAGCACGGTGACGGGCTCCAGAACGAAGCTGCCCCACGATCCGGTGGGCGCGTCGCGGCTTTTCGTGCACTCGACGAACCGCTCGTTGCCCTCTTGAAATATCTCGGCCACGACATCGAATCCCGCGTGAAGTGCGTAGCCGCCGCGCAGCCCGTGTCCGGTCTTCGGTGGGTGGTGCGTCACCAGCACAAGGCACTGGAACGCGACGGCCATCTGTTCGAGATAATTGAGCGCTCGGCCGATTTCGCTGTTGTCGTTCTCGTTCTCTAGGAGACCCGAGGCCGTGAGCGTGTCGATCACAACAACGCCAAGTCGAACGCCCTTGGCACGGAGTAAACGGTTAGCCTCTTCAAGCGTGTCCGTCACCTCTTTGTAATTGTCTTTCATCAATTTGACGGTGGTGGCGACCACTGGTCCCGGCTGGTCGTAGCCGGCCATTCGGGCGGGCAGACCGCCGATCCCTTCAGCGGTGAGAATTACCGTCCCAACTTCCTCATCGCACTTGACGCCAAGCCACGGTTCGCCGGAGCCCAGGCAGGCCCCGAGGTCGAGCGCGAGAAAGGTCTTGCCGCTGTTCGAGGGGCCGACCAGTGCTGCGGTGCCAATCCTCGGGAAGCGATTGAACATCAACCACTGCTGCGAGAGGTCGAGCGTCTTGTCGCCGAGCCACAGGAATTTAGGCTTGGGCTTTGGCGGCACCTCGGGCACAACCACGCCATCGAATTCCGCCTCGATCGACTGCGACCCGGCTGGTGTCAGGCGGTTACGCCAGGCGCTGTCGGCAATCCGGCGTATCGCCTCCTCTTCGAGCGGAGGGTCGTTCTTCGCATCGTTCCACTCAAGCAGGAGGTCGAAGCACATCTCCGACGACACGCCGCGGTCTATGACTTCGCAAGCGGTAACGTAGGTCCAGTTGTCGCGATTGCCTTCGGGCGAGCCCTTGCGGCCTTCAAGGTACGCTGTCGCCATCGCCAGCGCTTCGTCGGTGTCGAGTTCGCCGACCGCCTGCCTGTCGGCCTTCCTGCGGCGCTGCTGGCAGTGCTTTGCCAGCTCGGCCGGCGCGGGAATAAGCGGAAGATCCTTGAGGATCGTGTACTCTTTGCCGTCGACCACGGAGCCCGGCGCGAGCACGTAGCCGAGACCGCCCGCGCGAACGTCTATGCTCTTGGTGAGCGCCGCCTGGCCGACCGCGGTATCATCCCTGTAGTAGATGTGGCGCCCGCCCGATGGTGTCTGCACCGTCAGAGTCTCGTCGGGGAAGCTTAGCAGTTCCCAATCCGCCGAACCTGTCTTGCCGTTCTTGTCGTCGAGGTCGGCGACGATCAGCCCGTCAGTGGCAACGCCGACGTTGTACTCGTGCTTGCCCCACAGGCTGCGGATTCGATCAGCGTCGCGGGTGGCGAGGTCTTTCCAGTTTCCCTTGAGCGCGGGCTCCTTCGAGCCTTCGCGTAAGGGGAAGACGGCGAACCCCCTCCCCGCCCATTCCAGGGCACAATCCACCATGCGGCGCTCGGGCATGGCGGCTCAAGCGTAGACGAGGGTGTAGTGGTAGTGCTTGCCCGTAGGGCGAACATCATTCCCGGTTCGGTTGGCGTAGCGCGTCAGCGCCGGGCCGACCCGCTGAGAAAGCTCGCGATCGGTCTTGCCTTCGGGGTCGCCGTAAAGCGCTTCGTAAAGCTCCCGCACGGTCGCGACTTCTTTTAGAAGGAACACCCCCTCTATCACCTGAGACTGGCGCGACTTTCTACTTGGCATGGTTAGCCTCGATCCACTCACGCACCTCGCGAGCGGCTTCAATATAAGCAGCGCTCGGGGTCTTGGTTTCTTCTTGCCCGGGGCGGAAAGCCGCCCAAATTTTGTTGCGGAGGCGAAGGGGAAGCTTGAACCAGTGCTGCCTGCACCCCCACTGCGCGGGCGGAACGTTCTTCTCGCAGCCCGGCCAGTGGCAATGGTGGTTGCCTGCGCGACCCTCGACCATTTTCGCACGAACGTAGTCTGCTTTACTTGGCATACCTTGGTCCCTCCCACGCTCCCACCGCGACGGGCAGGCCCTCGGCCCACTCCGCCTCCGGCACCATCAGCCGTTCAAATTCTTCCACGCTGCCAAAGCCTTCAGGCACTTCGCACAGGATTTCGTCGTGGACCGTCAGCACGATCGGGTAGTTCGCAGCCTCCAGCCGGAACATGCCCTCAACGAGAAGGTCGTAGGCAATGGCCTGCACCACGTTCTCGCACTGGAGCCCGCCGTAGAGGCGCTGCACCTTCCACTGCTTCGTGGTGCTGTCGACGCCCATGAACGCCACTTGCGGCCGGTCGGTCTCTTCCTCGTTGCCGTCCTCGTCGATGAACACCTGGTTGGTGATGCGGGGCTGCACATAGGCAAGGCACCGGCCTGAAGGCAGGCGGCACCAGAGAATGTTGCGGTCGACCTTGTACTGGATGCGGTCGTTTAAACACTTCACCGTATGGCCGGGGTAGCGCACCGCCTCGATCGCGGCGTCTTGCAGCTCGTACCATGACGACCGGATCGCCGGGTGAGCCTCACGCCACGCGAATTTCAAATCCTCGGCCACTTCGTCGGTGACGAACAGGCCGTAGTTGGCGGCCATCTTCTGAAAGGCGCGCTTGCCGCC